ACCAAAAGATCTGCGTACAATCGCATCAAGCGTAAGGTAAATGCTATCTGTATCCGATGCAACCACATAATCGACGTTCTCCGTTTTCAACAACTTGTTCATGTATTCATTTATACGCAACTCAATCCAGCGAATGGACAACTGACCAGCAAGAGTAATTGCTTCTGCAATGCGAATATCAAAGAATCGGAAGTATTGATTTCCCATTGCACCATAAGCGGAGTTCAATGACACCTTCTTTGCAAGCTGTAGATTGTTGTATCTTGCTATACGTTTTTCAATTTCGTAGCGCATAGCCTCATCCTTGCAAGTTTCCAATTCCTTCTTGGCTTCAATAGCCTTCTTCTTGTAGACGGAACGATCATCATACATGCGTTCCATCATCTCTGGAAGAAAGCCATGAATGTCCGTGCGAAAGAATTGCTTGTTTGGAGTCAATGTGACATTCAATTCCTTGAGCGCAGATGTATCCACATTACGAGCAAGAAGTTCATCAACTGAAATCCTGTTACGCAATATCTGATGCATCTCATCGGTATAATCCGATGGCTGAACAAGAGTTTCTGGTGATAGATTATACTGCATGATCAAGTGTGGATACAGCGAGTTCAAGTCAAAACTTGCCATCCAGCTGTGCATACCAACAAGAGGATCCTTGACGAATGCACCTTCATATGCAGCATTCTTTTCATTGTCGTTCTTTGGCGGAATGACAATGTTCTTCTTGCGAAGATGATTATAGATCAATGCATCCCACATGCGAACCTGTGTGAATACATCTTCATAATTGGTCTTGGAATCATACGCAAGAGTCAATGCAAGTTCAATGAGTTTCAACTTGTCATCAAGTTTTTCCACAAGACGAACGTCGTGAATGTTATACTCAATGAACTTCTGATAGTTCTCGCGATAAAGAGTGTGAAGATTGTCATACTCTTCATATGAAATCTTCTTCTCACCAATCTCCACATTGGCAATATTGTTGAGTTTATATGACTCTTGCGAGACACCACCTGGTGCAAACTTGCGATACATTTCAATGTAATCAAGTGTTGCAATTCCAAGCATCTCATATGCAATGTTTGCACGACCCATGATCGTGACCGTGCGATCACTCACACGACCCCAAGGAGATAAGCGAAAGACTTCCTTTTCGCCAAGGATCTTGTTGATGCGATTGACAAGATAGGGAAAGTCAAAGAACTTGATATTCCATCCAGTCACGATATCTGGGTAGTTCAATGTCCAATGATCAAGGAATCTCTTGAGAAGATCAACTTCGCTTGAGCATTTTACATACTGGACATCATATTCCATCGCCGATGCATCAAATGCACCACAGCCAAAGACATGATACTTACCATCTAACTTGATCGTGATGGCAGTAATCTCTTCATTGGCAGCTGTTGGCTCAGGAAAGCCATTATCGGATGCAACCTCAATATCAACTATTGCGATATTGAGTTTTTCAATATCCCAGTCAATATCGTTTGGATGAGCATCCGAAATGAATGCATATTGATAGTTTGTATTACCATATATCGTGAATCCGCTGACATCTTTGTATTGTTCAACGAATTCACGACACTCCTTGATGCCACCAGGACGCATGGTATCTACATAGTCTCCGAAGAGAGTTTTGTATTCCGTAGGTTTCTTGGAGGCTACATATAGAGTAGGTCTATATGGTATCTTTCCTCGGATTCTTTTACCGTCTCTTATTCCACGATAAAGAATGTTGTTGCCAAGAACAGCGACATTTGTGTAGAAATCATTTTTCATTCTTTGATGATATCATGAAATGATGAATCACACAAGGAGAGTCTTAGGCGGAGTAATGATTCCACCAAAGATTGAATTGTAGTTATTCACCATTTCCTTGACCGGCTTTGCTTCATAAACAATACTGCTCTTTGAGATAATCACCGGTTCATTCTCGGCATATGGCATCCATGGAGCAAGACCGATTGACGGCTGCTGTGGATTTGCTCTGCTAGGAACAAGAGCAACGATTACTGCATTCTTGATAGAATATGCAAGTCCTTGATCGGTGACATCACCGAGAAGTTCTTCGCCAGTAACCAACTTGATGATACGAATATTAGCCATTATTCAAACTCCACAATGTAATCATAAACGCCACGAGGAACCCAACGATAGGGAATCAACATCTCGCGACCACGAAAATCTTCAAGATCAATGGTCGGATCAACTTCATACGACCAAAGAACCCACTTACCATCATACTTCCGCTGAATAAATTCAGTCTTCTGCATGTTATACTCCTTTATACACTTTCCAATTGGAAACAGGCATGATACCATATGCCCGGCCGATTCTTTGTTTGTACGTTAGAACAAAGTCACCGGCGATTGATATGCGTCTAGGTTTTAGATCATCCAGAGTCTTGACTGGAGCGTCGGGAGACCCAGAACCATAACCCGACGTATAGTGAAATAGTTTGCCTGGAAACATGAACATCTGTCCCTCTATTGGTTTGAAATACCAAGTGGGACTATTCCACATGTTCCATTCTTTTATACTTGCATTTGTCATTCCGTGAAATAGTTCATTAGGTATGTCTTTCACAAGAAAATTCACGGGCTTGTCCAGTTCTTCTGGTATCTGCACATAATATACGAATGATAGATGTGCATCAGCATGATTATGATTTGGTGTGTGAAACTCTGTTATGATATTCAACCATGTCTTTACCAGATTCAAATCAAACTCATCATTTAGCTGAAGCGTATTCATGTACTCAAACGCACTTGAAGCAGCAAAATCAAAGATATCGCTCAACTCATCGTCATGATGAAGATTCACGTTTCCTGTTGTCTCCATGGAGTAACCATGTTCATCCATGTGATGAAGCACTCTATTGAAGAACCTTTGCTTGAAATCTTCTCTCTTGTCATAACGAAATTCCCCGACAAGAGTAGGAAAGAGTGCGTGTGTTATCATGTCCACAAATATCTACGAATCTTGATTAGACGAATAAGCATCTCCTCTTCTTCTCTTGCATATGCTTCTTCTATTTCATGAAGTCTTTCAATTGCCATTTTGTCTTTCTGTTGATCTTCTTCGGAACGATTATTATGATCATCGAGAAGATCATCACCTTGTTCGCGTCGCATGTCATAATATGCAGACCAACCAGATGCATCCATAGGATCAGGACGATTTAGATATACTTCCTTCCACCACTTGTAGAGTGCAAGTGTTTCCTTTGCTATCTCTGCATTAGCCTTGTTTTCATCACCTTCAAGATCAATTTCCCATTGAAGATATTGAACGCCAAGTTCTGGTGAACGAAATCTTTCAAAAAGACCACGCTTGCCTGGTTCCTTGCCCCACACAACGTTTATCCATGCTTTTTCGCATTCAACGAAGTTGACCAACTCATTGAACAAGCCATGAAGAATGCGAGTATCCAAATCATAGTAACTTGGCTCTAGTCCAGTATCAAGCACATTATACTTGTGGGTCGTGCGATACTTTATCGCATAGATTGGATCGTGCCAGAACTTGCGATGAATATCCTCACAAATGTCCTTGATTTTTTGCCAAACAACGAGCTGACAAAAGTACATTATTGGACGAGTCTTCTTTTGCTCTTCTTCCCACTTTTTCCATTCATTCCATGGAAGAGCGACTGGCTCTTTTATTTTTACTTTTTCTAGTGCTTCTGCGAGTGCGTTCATTTTTAGGACTTTGAATTTCATCTACGATCTCCAACAACGGATCTGTGTATGTGAGCATCCACATACCACGATCTTTATCATATGTAGATTCCTTGATTATAGTGCATCCATACTTCTTTGTCAACAATTTTGCAAGACTTTTGCTTCCGTTTTCTGAAAAACTGGATGCTACAATTGCAGTTTTTTTCATTGATATTTGTCAATCGCATCCTTCAATGCGACATCTATATCACGGATTGGGAATATGTTCTTGAGTTTTGTATTGTCAAGTACACAGTTTGATCTTGGCGCTGTAACTGCAGCACGAAACTGATCTTCCGTAA